AGAGGGTTTAGTATGAATAGACCAGATAAAATATGGAATAAATTATCTGTAGCAGAAAAAGAGGTTGGTGGTATACCAAACTCAAGTGAAGATATAAAACAAGCTCACGCGGCGGCAGTTGAAATGTATATACAAGATCACGTGGGTATGAAACAAGATGGAACGTTTGGAGATTTATATTTTAATTCTTTGCTTAATGATTGGGCAAAGTTTGATATAAACAAAAGAACAAAGTTTGATGCAACAATAAGTAGTGGTTTAGCTATAATGGCTAACAATAGGCATCTATACGCGCCAAACGTTAAAATAGAAAAACCAAAATTAAATATACATATTTCTAAGTTTTCAAATAAAGGAAATATGTCTAAAATAATCAAAGAATAAATATGTCATATTCTAATAAAAGTTATTTCCCGAGTCAAGTGGTTAGTGATGCTGAAAAGTTAAGTTACGACTATGGTTTAAAAGTTGCGAAAGCTATAGAAACAGAATGGTTTAACGAAGAACAAAGTTCTAGCAATAAATATAAAAACAATAACAATAACTTTCATAATCTAAGACTGTACGCTAGAGGCGAGCAGTCAATACAAAAATATAAGGATGAGTTGTCTATAAATGGCGATTTGTCCTATTTAAATTTAGACTGGAAACCAATACCAATTATATCTAAGTTTGTAGATATAGTTGTTAATGGTATAGCTGAAAGAACATACGATATAAAAGCGTTTTCTCAAGATCCATATGGTGTAAATAAAAGAACAGAATATATGGAGTCTGTAATGAGAGATATGGAAACTAGGCAATTTAATGATATTGCCGCGCAAACAATGAATATGAATTTGTATGAAAATAATCCAGAAACTTTACCAGATACACCAGAGGAGCTGGCATTACATATGCAGATTAGTTATAAGCAAGCTGTTGAAATAGCAGAAGAACAAGCGTTAAGCGTTTTATTTGAAGGTAATAATTACGAATTAACTAAAAAACGTTTTTACTATGATTTAACAGTATTAGGTATTGGTTGTGTAAAAACAGATTTTAACACATCAGAAGGTGTAACTATAAAATATGTTGATCCAGCTAACTTAGTTTATTCTTATTCAGACTCTCCTTATTTTGATGATATATATTATGTTGGTGAAGTAAAATCTATACCAGTTAATGAATTAGCAAAAGAGTTTCCTCATTTAGAACACGAAGATCTTGAGGATATAATGAAGAAAAAAAGCTACAGTAGATCTAACAGCAACACGAGACACACAAGAGAAAAAGAGGATAACAATACGGTACAAGTTTTATATTTTAATTATAAAACGTATATGAATGAAGTTTATAAAATAAAAGAATCAGGTACTGGTGCAGACAAGATAATACCTAAAGATGATTCTTTTAATCCACCGCAAGATAAAGAAGGTGGATATTCTAAATTATTAAGGTCTATAGAAACTCTTTACGAAGGAGCTTTAATTTTAGGTACAAACAAATTGCTTAAATGGGAAATGTCTAATAATATGATGCGTCCTAAAAGTGATTATACTAAAGTTAAAATGAACTATAGTATTGTTGCTCCTAGAATGTATAATGGTAAAATTGATTCATTAGTAAAACGTATAACTGGTTTTGCTGATATGATTCAATTAACACATTTAAAACTACAACAAGTGATGTCACGTATAGTTCCAGATGGTGTTTACCTTGACGCTGACGGACTTGCTGAAATAGATTTAGGTAATGGAACAAACTATAATCCACAAGAAGCTTTAAACATGTTCTTCCAAACAGGTAGTGTTATAGGTAGATCGTTTACACAAGATGGTGATATGAATCCAGGTAAAGTACCTATTCAAGAAATAACATCTGGTTCTGGTGGTAATAAAATACAAGCTTTAATAGGTAATTATAATTATTACTTACAAATGATAAGAGATGTTACCGGATTAAACGAAGCTAGAGATGGTAGCACGCCAGACAAAAACGCTTTAGTTGGTGTGCAAAAACTTGCTGCAGCTAATAGTAATACAGCAACTAGACATATATTACAAGCTGGATTATTTTTAACAGCTGAGGTTGCTGAATGTTTGTCTTTACGTATATCTGACATTATAGAATATTCTCCAACAAAAGATGCTTTTATACAAGCTATAGGCGTTCATAATGTAGCTACGTTAGAAGAAATGTCTAATTTACATCTATATGATTTTGGTATATTTTTGCAATTAACTCCAGATGAAGAAGAAAGACAAATGTTAGAAAATAATATTCAAATGGCGTTGCAGCAGCAAAATATAGAATTAGAAGATGCTATTGATTTAAGAGAAATAAAAAATATTAAACTTGCTAATCAACTTTTAAAAATAAGAAGAAGGAAAAAAGAAGAAAAAGATAGGCAAATTCAAATGGAAAATATTCAAGCTCAAGCTCAATCTAATCAACAGTCCGCTCAAGCTGCGGCTCAAGTTGACATGCAGAAAGAGCAAGTTTTAAACGCTAGTAAAACAGAGTTTGAGCAAATGAAAGCTAATATTGACGCTCAAAAGATGAGAGCTGAAGCTGATTTGAAAAAAGAGTTAATGGCTTTAGAGTTTCAATACAACATGCAACTTAAAGGTATTGAGGTTGAAGGTATGAAAGAAAGAGAAAAACAAAAAGAAGATCGTAAAGACGAAAGAACAAAAATACAAGCTACGCAACAATCAGAAATGATTGAACAAAGAAATAGTGGAAAACCACCTAAAAACTTTGAGTCCTCAGGTAATGATATATTAGGAGGAGGATTTGATTTAGGCGCGTTTGACCCTAGTTAGAATTTATTAATTATTATTATATTATATTATGGAAGAAAAAGATGAAAACGTAGTCGAGCAGACTACAACAAACAACCAACAAGATCCAGGTGATGAAAACGTGGTGAAAGTTGATGAAAGTAAATTTGAATCTGCTGGAGACGACAGTGTTATAAAGATAGATTTAAGTAAACCACCAACACCAAAAGAAGAAAAAAATGAAGTTAAAGAAGATAACACTGACGACAGCGGAGTGGTTGCAGAGTCTGAAAATGCCGAGCCCGCAGAAAAACAAGAAGAAGTACAACCGGAAGCAGAAGCACAAGAAACTTCAACATTAGAAGAAATTACTGAAGAATCAACAGAACAAGAGGTTACTGAAGTAGAAGAGAAAGTTGAAGAAGCAATAGCCGAAGCAGAAGCTACTGGAAAACCATTACCAGAGAATATACAAAAACTTGTAGATTTTATAGAAGAAACTGGTGGTGATATAAATGATTACGTAAGACTTAATCAAGATTATACTAAGTTAGATGACAATGATGTTTTATATGAATATTATAAACAAACAAAACCACATTTAACTAATGAAGAAATAAATTTCTTAATGGAAGATACTTTTCAAATAGACGAAGAGGAAGATACTGATAGAGAAATAAAAAGAAAAAAATTAGCGTTAAAAGAGCAAGTTGCCAACGCTAGAGCCCACCTGGACGGGCAAAAGTCCAAATACTATGAAGAAATTAAAGCTGGGTCAAAGTTGACCAATGAACAACAAAAAGCTATGGATTTCTTTAATAGATATAACAAAGAATCTGAAGAGCAAAAAAAAGTATTAGAAAAAACTCAATCTAATTTTTTAAAGAAAACTGATCAAGTTTTTAACAGCAAATTCAAAGGTTTTGAATACAACGTTGGAGAAAAAAAATATAGATTTAATGTTAAAGATGTAAACGAAGTAAAAAATAGCCAGGACGATATTGGTAAATTCATAGGAAAGTTTCTTGATGAAAACAATCAAATGTCAGATGCGAAAGGTTACCATAAAGCTTTATATACAGCTATGAACTCTGATGCTATTGCAAAGCATTTTTATGAACAAGGTAAAGCAGATGCTATGAAAGATAGTGTTGCTAAAGCCAAAAATATAAATATGGAACCAAGACAAAAACACGGAACTGTTGATGTTGGTGGTTTAAAAGTAAGAGTGTTAGGTGATAATTCTTCTGATTTTAAGTTTAAAATTAAAAATAACAAATAAATAACAATTTAAAATTACAAAATTATGGCAATTTCAAATCCCGGTGGTTTGTTAAATAGTGTAGCTGCTCCATTGAAGCAGACATTATCTACAAACTATCTAGACTTAGCTGGCACAACCAACGAAGGTTGGGCGCAGCAATACCTGCCAGACTTGATGGAAAAAGAAGCTGAGGTTTTTGGACCTCGTACAATTTCTGGTTTCCTTGCTCAAGTTGGTGCAGAAGAGGCTATGACTGCTGATCAAGTAGTATGGTCTGAACAAGGTAGATTACACCTTTCATTTAAGGGTCACGTAGAATCAAACGC